AGATTTCTAAAAGGTGTTGTCGATAAAGTAACTAAAGAACACTCATCAGAAAAATACAGAAAGAACGCTTTGAGTGCTATAGCTAGGAAAAAAGGATTTAAATCTAAGTTTAAAGAAAGATGGAAAGGTAAAGATAAGATACCTTTTGCTGAACCTGTAATCAATGCTGTCTTACGAACATCAGGTGTCTTTGAGATATGGGAAAAGTCTATACCTAAGAAGACACATAAGATGGTCGGGTTAACTTATGAAGCAAGACAGATGCTAGATAAGATGGATTTCGATTCTATGTGGAACGAACCCATGTTAGCACCTATAACTTATAAACCTATTGCATGGGAATCTATAGATACTGGTTGTTATAAAGATGATGTAGTAGCTAGTTTTGTACCTTTAGTCAGAGCTGCAAATTCACAACAAAGACAAGCGATAAGACATCAGTTAAAACTTAAGAAACTAGCAGGTGAAACTCCAGATTACATCAAAGCCCTTAATGCTATCCAAGATACCCCTCTTACGATTAATACATTCATGTTAGAGGTCGTAAACTTTTGTTGGGAGTCAGGAGAGCTTGTCGATAAATTCCCAAGAAAGGAATACTACGAATACCCTGATAGACCTGAGAACTATGATGAGTTATCAGATGAAGAAAAGAAAGGGTGGCGATTGAAGTGTAAAGAACGCATGATTAAAAACAGAGAAGTAGATGGTGCTAGGGCAGTATTTGATCAAGACATTCGTACTGCTAGAGAACTAAGCGAATACGAGGAGTTCTATTTACCGTGGAATCTATGTTTTCGTGGTCGTTGCTACCCTGTACCATTTTTTAATTACCATCGTGACTCACATGTTAAATCATTATTTTTATTTAGAAACAAACAGAAAGTAACTAGCGATGGGTTTAACTGGCTGTGCATCCATATAGCAAACGTAGGTGACTTTGATCGTATATCAAAAGCATCATTAGATGACAGGTTAAAATGGACTGTAGATAACCAAGAGATGATCTATGATTGTGGTCGAGATTTTATTACCAACATAGATAAATGGAAATCTGCTGATAAACCATTTGAGTTTCTAGCGGCTTGTCATGAGTTCGCTAATATTATTGATGATGAAGATTATGAATGTGGTCTACCTATAGCGATTGATGGTAGCTGTAGTGGAGTCCAACATTATAGTGCTGCTTCATTATCGGATACTGATGGTGCTATGGTCAACTTAACTAAGACAGACAAACCTCAAGATGTTTACCAGAATGTAGCTGATAGAGTAGTGGAAAAACTTAAGAAGATTAAAGATGGAATTGACATTGATCAGACTATTTTATCTTTGTTCCCTAATTATGAAGGTAAACTAAATTCTACAGCATACAGAGAACGTAAGAAGACATTTCCACAGTTAGCTCAATTGTGGTTAGAGTACGGAGTCAGTAGGTCTACTGTAAAAAGAAACTGTATGACTTATGGGTATTCAAGTAAGAAGTATGGATTCTCAGACCAACTCTTTGATGACTTTATGAAACCACTAAAAGATAAAGTTATGAGAGGTGAAATCAACAAACATCCATTCCAAGATGTAGAAAGAAAAGCCACTTCATTTTTAGCCGCGATAAATTACCAAACCATAGAAGAAGTTATATCGAGTGTTGCAGGTGGTATGAAGTTTTTTCAGTCTACTGTAGATGCTTTGACTGCTGAAAATAAATCTATGCGTTGGGAAACACCCATTGGTTTTCCTGTAGTACAAAAGTATACCCATTGGAACGCTAAGAAAGTCAGGATCTTCTTATACGATAGAGTGGCTATGGTAGAGAAAAGAAGTCAAATAACTGTGAGAGAGCGTGATGAAACTAAGATTGATAGGAAAAAATCAAGATCAGGTATATCACCTAATGTAATTCACTCTATGGATGCTTCTCATCTCATGTCTACAGTTCTCTATTGTAAGAAAGAGGGTATCAATGATTTCTTTGTTATACATGATTCATTTGCTACTACAATCAATGATACTTCAAGACTCTATGGTTGTGTCCGTGAGGCATTCATAGACATGTATAAAGACTGGTGTATGTATGCTGATATACAGGATCAGATACGACAGCAGTTAAATAACCCGAACACAAACAAACTAAAAGAAATACCAAAGAAAGGCAAACTTAATCTGGAGGATATCAGAGAGAGTGCTTACTGTTTTTCATGAGTGTAATGGTCACTTTCAGTAAACAAAACTATAAAAAAGGAATAAAAATGCACCCAAGAGAAGCAATTTTGGGACTAGCTCAGAATTTGATGTCTAAAGGTAAAAAGCTACCGAAAGATTTACTAAAGGAAGCAGAGCGTTTAGGTATCAATTTACCGCAGGAAAACAATGTTAAAACTAAAGGAGTAAATAAAGATGGCTCAAAAGAGAGTTAAGTTCGTAACCTCAACTGGTAGGTGTCAGTATCCGTATTTGACAAAACCTGATGTTCAGTTCAATCCAGAAGGAGTCTACAAAGTAAATCTAATTGTAGATGACTGTAAAGATCTTCTTGATACATGCAAACAGCTTGCCGAAGAAGAATTTGGAAAGAAAGGAAAGTATCGTCTACCTATTTCTGTAGATGAAGATTCTGGTGAACACATCATCAAGATCAAATCTAAGTATGCACCTAAATTCTTTGACTCTAATGGTCAAATGCTTGCAGGTAAACAAGTACCTGATTTATGGGGAGGATCAATAGTCCGTATTGGTGGGACTATAAACCCATATACAGTAAGCGGTCAGAAAGGTATCACACTACAACTGAATAAAGTACAGGTCATTGAACCTGTAGATGCAAGCACTTCACAAGATAGTGAAGGATTCGATTCTGTAGAAGGTGGATTCGTGGCTAGTGAAGCAACTGTAGAGGATACATTCGATGACAAAGAAGAAGAAACCAAAGACACGGCAGACCGCTTCTAAGATGAGAGGTATCCGTTATGGATATCGTTCTGGTTTAGAAGAAAAGATAGCTAAACAAATTGCAGATGCAGGTCACAAAGTAATCTACGAACAGGAAAAGATTAGTTATGTCGTACCCCAAAGAAATGCCAAGTATTGTCCCGATTTTAAGTTACCTAAGAAAGACGGTTTCTTTTTCGTAGAAACGAAGGGTATATGGAATGTGGGTGATCGACAAAAACACTTGTTTATCAAAGAGCAATTTCCTGAGATAGATATCAGATTTGTATTTAGTAATTCAAAAAGCAAGTTATACAAGGGTTCTAAAACTACTTATGCACAATACTGTGACAAGCATGGATTTAGATATGCAAACAGGTCAATTCCCCCCGATTGGCTAAATGAGCATAAGTAACTCTTAGGAGAGTAGGGGATGGCTTCGGCTGTCCCCTTTCATTAATTTAAGGAGAGAGCAATGGATGATGGTAGTGATAGTAATTTTTTAAGACACATACCATGTGACAACTGCGGATCATCTGATGCTAACAGTTTATATGATGATGGGCATTCTTACTGTTTTGCGTGTGAAACGCATACACCTGCTATGAGTGGATCAATAGACATTGTTGCTGTAGTTAACAATCAAAGTAAAGGGTTACTGGATGGAAGATACGCATCACTAAAGAAGCGTGGTTTAACCGAAGAAACCTGTAGGAAATTCAACTATATGTTAGTTGATGATTACAAGGGTAAACCAGTACAAGTAGCTTGCTACAGAGATAACAACAATCAAGTAGTAGCTCAGAAACTTAGAGACTCCTCAAAGAACTTTACGATACTTGGGGATGCCAAAGCAATGACACTTTATGGTAGTCATTTGTTTAGCACTGGTAAAAAGCTAGTGATAACTGAAGGTGAACTAGATGCTATGTCAGTCAGCCAAGCTCAAGGTCACAAATGGGCAACTGTAAGTTTACCTAATGGGTGTCAGGCAGGTAAAAAGTCACTTATGAAAGCATGGGATTACTTAGAGTCTTTTGAAGAAGTAATCTTGATGTTTGATAATGATGAGGCAGGTATAGAGTCAGCCAAACTATGTGCTGAGAGTCTACCAGTAGGTAAAGCTAAAATAGCTTCTATAGCCCCATACAAGGATGCTAATGAAGCTTTATTGGGAGGGGATACCAAAGCCATCATTAATGCCATTTGGCAAGCCAAGCCCTATCGCCCAGATGGTATTACCAGTTCAGCAGAATTAAGAAGTGTTGTCGGTAAATCTGATGTAGCTTCATCAGTTTCTTATCCTTACCAAAGACTCAATGACATCACTAGAGGCATAAGAACTTCAGAATTGATTAGTGTATGTGCAGGAAGTGGAGTAGGTAAATCAACTTTCTTAAAAGAACTCATCTACCATTTACATACAAATGGAAATACTTGTGGCGCAATCATGTTAGAGGAATCTACCAAGAGAACTATACAAGGATTAACAGGTATTGAGCTAAATAAAAACATTTGTATTGATCCTGAAGCCGCTACAGAAAAAGAGATAAAGAAAGCATTTGATAAGCTGTTTAAGAAGCACCCAATTTATCTATTTGACCACTTTGGTAGTACCCAAGTAGATACTATCTTAAATCGAATTGAGTACATGGCTAAAGGTTTCGGATGTAAATATTTGGTTATAGACCATTTATCAATATTAGTGAGTGGTTTGACTGGATCTTTGAAAGGGAACATATCAGAGAGGCAATTAATTGATTCAGCAATGACTTCATTAAGAACCTTAGTACAAAACTTAGACATTTGTTTATTCGTTGTATCCCATCTGAGAAGACCTAGTAATGGTGGTAGCCATGAAACTGGATCTAAAGCAAAACTTAGTGAACTTAGGGGCAGCCACGCAATAGCCCAACTAAGTGATTTTTGCGTTTCCCTAAATGTTGACAAAGATGACCCATCTGATTACAGGTCACTAGAAGTTTTAAAGAACAGATTTACTGGTGAAGTAGGTTACGCAGGTACTTTAGCTTACAACAGGGAAACTGGTCGTTTATTAGATGCTGATAAAGACAGTAAATTTTAAGAATAAGGAGTAACTAATGTCAAAAGGAGATAACTACAGATATGTAGATAAAAAGAAATACGATAGAGAATTTGATCGTATCTTTGGAACTGGAAAGAAGAAAGTTAAAGCAAGAAAGAAAACACCTAAACATGCTGTCACTCAAGAACATAAAGATAAAACCAAATATGACAGGAAAATTGGCTGGGATGCGAATGGATCACCAGTCATAGACGATGTTGCTGAAAGGAGTAACAACTGATGTCAAGAATTGTCTTCGACTTAGAATCTAATGGGTTACTTGAGGAATTAGATACGATTCATTGTATTGGCTATGTCGATTTAGATGCTAAAGACAAAGAGATACATATTTCTACTGATATTGAAGTAGTCTTAAAGTTACTTGAAGATGCCGATGAAATAATAGGGCATAATATAGTTAGATTTGATATTCCCGCTATCCTGAAAGTATATCCAAAGTTTAAACATAAAGGTAAAGCAACCGATACGCTAGTTCTTTCTCAGCTAGTTAAAGCCAATCTATTGAATGACGATTACAGTAACATGTCGCTACCTCCTGAGTTTCTTAAAAGAATGTATGGAAGCCATAGTTTAAAAGCGTGGGGCATGAGGATGCGTAATCTAAAGGATGATTACGATGGTGGGTGGGAAGAATGTAATGAAGAAATGCTTAAATACTGTAAACAAGATGTCGCAGTAACCAGAGATTTATACAACTTATTAATGGCTGAAGATTTCAGTGAAGAATCTATAGAGCTTGAACATTCACTTAATGAAATATGTTATAGAATTGGAAACAATGGATGGTATTTTGATGTCGAAGCAGCCAGTAATCTTTATGCAAAGTTAGCCCAAAGAAGAACAACATTAGAATCTGAGTTAACTACTTTATTTCCAAACTGGATTGTAGAAACACCCTTTACACCTAAAGTTAACAATAAGAATCTTGGGTATGTAAAAGGTGAACTGTTTATAAAGAAGAAGGAAATACAATTTAATCCTAACAGCAGGAAACACATCTATAAGTGTCTAAAAGATAAATACGATTGGAAACCTGATAAATGGACTCCTTCTGGTGAAGCTAAGATTGACGAAAGTGTCTTGAGTACACTCCCATATCCTGAAGCAAAGAAACTAGCAGAGATGTTTTTGTTAACTAAAAGAATCTCACAGTTAGCTGAAGGTAATCAAGCATGGTTAAAGTTATGTGGTAAAGAT